TGGAAGTGGATAGACGATTTAACTCTTACTATGTCTAATGGCAAGAGATGTTTCTTTACACATGGTAGAAGTGCAGATGTATTAAAAACAAGTCAAGCTATGGGAATGAGTTGCGTACAAGGTCATTATCATACTTAATTTTTTGTTAGTTGGTGGGCGAACCCAGATAACCTATTCTTTGGAATGAACGTAGGTTGTTTAATTAATCAAAAGTCTATGGCCTTTAACTATGCCAAGAACTTTAAGACAAGGTTTATTCTAGGTTGTGGAATTATACTTAATGGCATACCAAGACTACTTCCTATGGTTATTAATAAAAAAGGCGATTGGATAGGTAAAATTGTCTAGGTTAAGGCCACAGAGAACGACTTTAAAGGCTACTGACAATCAAATAGGTGGTAAGCACTATAAGGAATATAAGATACAGCCTATTGAGTTTATAGTCGCAAATAAACTTGATTTCATACAAGGTAATATTATAAAATACGCACTCCGAAAAAAAGATGGAGAACACCCTGATGAGAAGTGGAATAAAATAATTCATTACTGCGAACTAGCAAAAGAGTTGCAAAATAAAAAATAAGGAATATTAGAAATGAATGAAATTCACTTATTTAATTTATTCAATTCTTCTGCTATACTGGTCAACATTATTATTTTTAACAAGTAACACATATTTATGATTTTTAGTTTATTAAATAACCCACTCACAAAATTAGCAGTTGGTAAAGTAACTGACCATTTTAAACACAAAGCTATCAAAACTAAAACAATTAGAGAAGCTGAGATAGAAGCCGCTAAAGATACAGATATAGTTAGAATCAAAAGCCAAGATAAAAGTTGGAAAGATGAGATATTAATGATCTGGCTTATATCAATGTTAAGTACAGGGTGGTTTGAAAGCACAAGAGCAAACTTTGAAGAATGGGTAAGAATTATAAACGATTTACCTGATAGTGTTTGGTATTTAGTTATTATTGTATTTACAGCAACTTTCTCTACCAAGATGACAGATAAGGTTTTAAATAGAAACAAAAAGAAGTAATATGTCCTAATGGACATAGACGCAGTAATTATAGATTTAGAATTTCAATTAGAAACAGTACATAATCCTTATGGGCATTTTGTTAATTTTAGATTCATAGATGTAACTCCTAATAAAACTAAACTCCATAAAATGATTTCTGATATACAGAAGCACCCAGAAGTTGATCTAATAGATTATAATTATACTGAAACTCCCATCACATCTAAAACTAGCATAAAATATTTTGAAATTACTAGACATTAAATAGGGTGGTCAAGAGAGAGCAAAACCACCCCACCAAATTGTTACCTCTCGCTAACAACTTTATTCACTAACTGATAAACAAGGGAGCAATCCAATTCTCGTTAGTGAAATTCATTAAACTTTACTATTCAAAGCTAAATCTCTTTTTAACTCTGATTGTTTTAAACTTACATACTTGTCTAAATTATTATAATGGTATCTAGCTTTAACTAATGCCATCTCTGCTTCTGAATATGCTTTAACAATATTTTTATAATCTTCATCTTGTCTAGCCTTATGTTCAGCTTCTATAACAGTTTTAGAGTCTAGCTTATGTCTTAAAAAACATTTTGAATACATAGCTTTTAATCCCTCGTGTAAGATTATAGCTTTACCATGTGCTATACTCCATTCGTTAGATGCTTTTTCTAGTTCTTCATATGATTTATTACTTAATTGATTGCTCATTTATTGCCTTTTTATAATTTCTAAACCTGATTCACAGATTTGTTTCATTAACATATCAAGAATTAATACATTTTTAGTTCCTGAAAAAGATATAATTTCTCCATTACTATCTTGTGTTCCAAACTCAAAATTTATATCTATTGTTTTGTTTTTATTGTCTGTTGATTTAATAGTTAATTCGCCATTAAATTCTATATTTGTTATTAAATTATTGCTCATTTATTCTCCTTTATTATATATTTTAAAGCACTTGTTGTTGGGTCAAACTCTAATTTATTACAAGACATTAGACTAATTGCTACAATAATAAAAAATATTATAGCAACTATCTTTGCGACAAGTCTATTGTATTTTCTGTGTATAGGATAACCAAGTATAATCATGGGTATAGTAACATCTCCTCTGCTTCTTTTTCTAACTGTTTTATTTGTTGTTTAAGATGTTTGTTTTCTATTTCATATTTTTCAGCTAAACTTCTTTGTTGTTTAACTTCTAAATACAAGGCTTGTATTTCTTCAACTTTGATAGCCATGTCTTTTTTTAATTGATAAATTTCTTTATCTTTAGACGAGCCAACTTCATTTTCAAAAGTTTTATCAAAATCAAGCATAATTAAAACAATAAGACTCCTAATATAAATCCAGATATAAACCATACAATTTCTGTACGATAATATAAAGACCAAACATTTAGATTTTTAATTATTTTTTTCACAATTAAAATGGTATCTCATCATCCATATCATTCATATTCTGTACTGGAACAGCATGATCTGGTGCAGAGGGTTGAGCCTGTGTCATTGGTTGTGGTGTGTACTGTGGAACAGTTTGACTAATAGGTTTAAAACCATCAACATTTTGTTGCATTGGTGGTTTAACCATATAACAAGTTACTACTTGCTCTGTATCTGCACCATATTTAGTTTCTTTAGCTTGTTGAACTTTACTTCCCCATTTTAGACTATAACCAGCTTTTACATATGCTTGAACTTGTGCTGTATTATACCAATCCATAATTTGAGATAATCCATATAGCTGTTTAGTTAAACTACATAAAAATTTAGCTTTTGTAGATGAAGCACTATATTCCATACTAGGTGCTTTTTTTCCTGTTTCATATAATTTTAATGACAAGCCACAGAAAGGCATTTGATATTTATTATTTAACATTTTTTTTTCCTTTTTTTTGTTTAGTGTACTCTTTGTTTCTTTTTAAGAAATCTCGTTCAAAAGTATCGAGAAATTTACAAGCCTTAAATCCTCTTAAATAAATTGGTTTAGGCTCATACATACGCAAAGACACTTGTTGTAGTGGGTCTTTAGGTATCTTAATTATTCCATAACTATCTATTTTTAAGTTAGTAGAATCTTCTATTAGCTTTTTATAAGTAGCAATTTGTATTGGTTGATCTGGGTAAAAGTCTTTAGATGTTTTAAAATCTAATAATAAAACTTTACCTTTTTTATTTTTTACAACAACATCAAATGTACCACAAACATCTAAATCTTTAGAATAACAAGTTTGTTCTGTTGCTAAAACTTTATAATCTTTACTATCCCACCAAGCAGTAAATTTACCAAACATAGTTATTAAAGGTTCTGTTGTTGGTGGTACTACCTTTTTACCATTAATATAATCTTCACAGTAAGAGTGCATTAATGTTCCTGTGTGAGCATCTTGGATTTCTAATTCAGCAACTTTTTTTTTGAGATTATTTATAAAATTAAAAATATAGTCTTTTGATTGTCCATCTTTTTCTAACTGCCATTCTAAAGCAGTTAAAGGTAATTTTTTAGCCCAGCCAATTAAACCATTTTTACCAAATCTAGCACTAATTAAAGTAGTTACTCCTCTTTTAGTATCTCCATTAACTTGGTATCTATACATTTTACTATCTGGTCTAAAAATTATAGTATTATTATGTTTATCTTGTCTTTTAATTTCCATTATTCTCTCCCTTATATTGTTTTTTGTTTTTAGCTTTTGAAGTAATTATTCTAACATATTCATCAGTAAAATATTCTGCCACATCTTGTCTGCCACTTACTGGAACATTAGAAATAAATCTGTCCATAGCTTTAATTCTTTTATCTTGCCACGAAGTCTTGTCTTTGGATAAATCCATTCTCTCTCCTCTTGGTTAGTAATGTTAAGTCTTTCATTATAATTGGTTTAACCCAATAGTCAAAAGTAACATTAAAGTATTCTGACAAAGCTAGTAGGTTTATTGCACTACATAGATTCTGTCCTTTTTCGTACTTTTGAATTTGTTGAAAGCTGACATTTATGGTTTTAGATACTCTTGTTTGAGTCATCTTATTAACCAATCTTATTTTCTTTAATTGTAATCCTATAACATAGGTAACAATCTTATCGTTATGTTCTCTACTAATATTCCATTCTTCTAGTAAGTTGTTAATGGATATATTGATTTCTTCTATTGTATTATTTTTTTTCATATTTTCCTTTTTAATTTAGAACTGAATGTCCTCTATTCGTTAAACATTTTCTTATTAATGATTCTTTTTTAGTGTCCATAGTTGGACTCAAAGACCAATAAACAATGTTGCCAACAAAAGTAGTATTTTCTTTTGCTAGTGTTTTACAATGTTGCATATCGTTTGTTATTTCTTTTGCTTGGTCGTTATTAAATGTACCTGATCTTCCAGCAGTATCTATTACAGGTTTATACGCACACGCAGATAATAGGGTGCAAAAGACTACAGTAAAAAGTATCGTTTTTTTCATATCTATTCCTTTTCTAATTAAATAATAGCTTCGTGAAATTTAACTTGATGTAATTTCCAAGCCACTACTTTTTTTTTCTCCTTGATTGCTAACAGCTTCTGCAACAAATCCTTTTCTCTCGTTATGAACTTGTCGTACTGTCGTTGCAACTTTGGAAGTTTCTTGTCCATTGTGCTTTCCTATGGTTGTTGTTAATTCACATAAGGGCATATCCTTATTAAATATTATATTAAATCTTTTAGATAGTTCTTTTGTGAATGTTGAGTTACTAGGTATTCTCATTATGCTCTCTCCTTATATTCAATATGTATTCTAAAACCATCTGTCCAAACATTAGCCTTTGGAAAAATTTTAGTTATAACTTCAAAAATTAAATTATAATTCCAATCTTCACAATCAACTATATGTTGATAATTTTGATATTTATAAGGTTTACCCTCTGCTTTGGGACTCATACAAATATTAGAATTGTTAATAGTAAATCCTGATTTATCTACAACAGGTTTTTGCCATATATTATTAAGTGCGTTATGTAATTTATTCCAATTATTAACACACTTTTCGATGCTTATATTTAACTTACTATACGCTTTCATACTCTCTCCTTGTTTAGTGTTAGTTTTATTTAACATACGATAAATGTATAAGTTTTGAGTTGTATTGTAAAGTGCTAAAAAGCTAGTAAAATAGCCACTTTT